CTCGACGTCGTCGAGGGGTCCTCACCATTTCCTAGATCGGAGGTCGTATGCAAAGGCATAGAGAGTCGGGTGCTGATTCCCTGGTGAACCCTATCTCCGACGCTTATACTGTTCTTGCTAGAACGTATAGCGTTTGGGAGAATAATACTTGGGTTTACTACTGGGAAACGATGCGCCTTGAAGACTCTCATTTAATTGCATTGCATACGAATGACAAGTGTGAGATTGATGATGTGCACGATGAATGGGTGTCGGGTGAATCCCACGTCAGTTATTTTAGACGTGGCCATCTGATTCCTGTTGCGCCGAAGGTGCATAGGCCTTATAAAGGCAAGCATCCGCGGCATGGGAAGAAGTTGAAGGCTCTCTACAAGAAAGCCTATCAACTTATTCCTAGGGTTTATACAGATCGTGTTAGGGTTAATTTAACCCCGACTCGTGATTGTTATAATCCAGTTGTGCATGTCCGCAGATCTCCGGTGGGTCTAGGCTGTCGACTGGCACATGTTGTGCCAGAAACATTACCTACACCTGCTCCGTACTCTCCTGACTGGCGAGTCTTTGCACAAGACATAGGGACCTTTTATGGGCGTTTTGGCCCTCAGGCCTTTATGAATGATGGCAAAGATCCGGTCGGGATATATCCAAGAGGTATCTCTTGGAACGGGCTGGTCAATACTGTAGGCGAGGAACTAGATACTATCATGTCCACAAGGCTTTCGTGCCTTATGACACTGAAGGATCTTAGTTCGACCGTTAGGATGATAAAAAATCCTATCGGCCTCGTTAAGCTGTTGCGGAGAAAAGAGTTCCGGACTTTATCACTCCGGAAATTTCTGTCTGACGCAAAGCTCGAGTACGACTATGGGTGGCGTCAAATGGTCCAAGATCTAACAAATTTCTTGTTAGAATCGAAGAAAGTTGACGATCGCCTGAAGCAACTCGAGGCTCAACGAGCTCAGTGGCATCGGATTGCCGCTAGGCAATTCGATGTCGGCTATTACAGTCTCGACACTCCAACTTTCACAGAGGTTGGTGGTCATGTTACCCTCAAAGCTGTTGATTGCACATGTAAAAGGACTGCGGTCTTCTCTCTTGAGAGAAGACCTATAATTCCTTCTACACTTGATGCACATATGGCTGCGTTGGGTCTTGATAACCTTTCTGCTGTGATATGGGACGCTATACCATTCTCTTTCGTAATGGATTGGTTTGTCCACTTACGAAATGGTCTAAGGTTTAGCGGTACGGATTGGCACGCCTATGGTGTACGCAAAGTTGGTTATTCAGTGAAAGAAGAGTTCTCGCTCGGATTGACTATTGAGTCAAACGCGGCGTCGACAATTCGATCAATGAGTGACACTTCTTTTGCGGCATCTGGGAACGTACCTGTACTTACAAAGTACACACGTACTCCGGGTTTTCCGCCGGATTCAGGAACTGTTGGAGTTTTTGGGAGATGTCGTATCTCCGCCCTTTTAGACGGGGCTGCGTTGATCTTGCAGCGAGTCTAATCTAAGATAAACCATAGGAGGCTCTATGCCCAGCTCTTCAATTGCAGTTAATGATAACCAGGGAACGCCGGTCGCAACGACCTATGCGCTCGCTGGTGCAACAGCGTTGTCCGCCCTTTGGCGGGATACATCGCGTACCTTGTCTCTTCCTCGTACCCTCGAGATGACGGTTAAACCGTCGCCGACGGGTTCGAAGGCTAATGACAAGGTCGTAATTCAATTCCGTGACGTCCGTGCTGATTCAGTTAATCAGCTAATGACGGGCTTGATCCGAGTTGAATTATCGTTGCCCAAGAATCCCTCATGGACGAGTGTTGCTTCGGAGGGCTTAGTTGCCCACCTTGCAAACTTGTTCTATGTTGGTGGAACCTTGGCGACTCAGGTGGCGAAGATAGCGGCAGGAACCATCATATGAATGATGTTACTATCCTGCGCATTATAGATGTGATTCTGCGACTTGCAGAATTACTTTTATCGCGCCGTGAGTCAGTGCAGTGAGCTGGGTGAGGGCTAGGAAGGAGACGGACTTAAATGTCCGACACCATAAAGCCTCACACACTTACCATGTGGTCCTACTTCAAGGCGATTTTGATTGATGCCTTGAGAGAGTTCCACTCCGATTTTCTTGCTGAGGACCTCCATTATGCTGAAACTCGTTTTCAAAACGAGGGTTCAGCGTTCCTTTTCATAGCCATCCCAACATTGGGTAAGGCTATCGATAAGGCACTTGTAACCGGTGAACGATTGATCGTTCCACGCGGCTGGAGGATGTCGAGCAAGAACTGTTTTCCAATTTTTCTCAATTTCCTTTTTAGTAAGGTTTTTGAGCAGGATGGATATCCCCGTTATGGGGACGGCAGAGCCTGCATGTTATTAAGGCAGGTCTTTTTGCTGACAGCAAAAGTGCGATCGGACGATAAAGGAAAAGATTCATTAGTTGAAGAGAAGGTAATTAAACCCTTCTTTCTACGAACTACGCGAGAACCGGATCTAGACTTTTCTAGTCCGATACTTCTCCGCGCTCGCAGGCTTCTCTATGAGTACTTTTCCGATACGTACGCACCATTCGGTATCTCCGCGCTTCATTGCTTTTCCAAAAAGCCGTGGGGCCGGCATGGACCGGGGGGCGTGGCGGACTCTTCCGTTGGTAAGGCGAAGTGGAACTTTGCAAGCTGGCCGGGACTCCCTAAAAATTTATGGGAGTCCGGTAGCTTTTGCTTAGTTTCGTCGCACATTGAGAGACAACCGTGCTCTCGTGTTGCTCTGGTGCCGAAGGACTTTCGTGGTCCTCGGGTTATCTGTATGGAACCTAAGGAGAATCAGTGGGCCCAACAAGGGCTCATGGATCTCCTATATAGGTCTATACAGCACCATCCACTTACCAGACGATTCATTTCGTTTGAGAATGTCGAACCATCTCGATCACTTTGCTTCGATAAAACGATAGCAACGATCGACCTAAAAGACGCGAGTGATTTATTATCACTCAAGTTGGTTCGCTTTCTTTTCCCGAAATGGATTTTCGCTCTTCTAACACGCTATCGCACCAGGTACATCACATGGAATGGATGTACTTGGAAATCGCGATCTTTCGCGACTATGGGTAGCGCGTTATGCTTTCCTATCGAAACTTTGGTGTTCTTTGCCATTGCAAAAGCTGCAATGGGTAAGACTCCCCACTACGGAAGATTCCGAGTGTTCGGAGACGACATCATAGTTCCTGATGAAAGCGCCTCCGCAGTGTGCAGAGGTTTGAGCGAAGCCGGCTTAATCGTTAATTACGAGAAAACATGTACAACGGCTCTTGTAAAAGAGTCATGCGGCATGTGGGTCTACAATGGTGTAGACTGCACCGTAATCTCGGTTAAGTCGCCAAGGATCAATTCACACCGTGCGTGGCTAGCTCACTTAGATTATCTTAGACTAAGTGACAGCAGAGGTTTACCAAACCTTACTGCGGCCATACGCAACGAGACGTGCAGGTGGCTCTCTCCCGATAGCCTGAAGAGGCGTTGGAATAAGAGTCTGCAGCGCGTTGAAGTGCGGGTGCCAGCTTTGCGAGCTGGCAAGCGTGAAAATCTCGTCTGCGGGAGAAGGCTTCTTGCCTTCTTTGTGCAGGCCGATCAGCAGTCGTCACGTAACGACCGATCCGAGAGGATCAAATACGTGTGGGACGATGAGAGAAGACTAAAACTCTCATAGTCGGACGGGG